GTGAAACCTACTGAAGTTTGGGAAGGAAGAGAACTTTTACATTCATGGCCAGAAGACGTTTCAACTTGGACAGGAAAGCCTGATTGACAAGAGGTCAACTTTGGGGGGGAGTATGATCCATTTTTTAAAATATTTGATACAAAAGAGTCACTTTACAACAAATATCCGAGAAAACAGTGTTTTCAACTCACTCGCAAATATGCACAGATTGTTTACATGAAATTGAAAAAACTTGGGTATAATGTTTCTTTGAATATAAATCCAGTCAATAACGCAGTACAAATAAATTGGAGTAATGAACCTCTCAGACGTAATGCACTAGCTATCAAGAAGATTGATATACTACATGAATCATGGGACGGCTACGTCTACGACCTCGAGACCGATGCCGGAACTTTTCAGGCCGGTGTAGGGTGCATGATCGTCAAGAATACAGATTCGGTCATGGTCGAGTTTGATGTGCAGGGTCGCAAGGGGCAAGATGCGATCGATTACAGCTGGAAGCTCGGTGAGCAGGCCGCGGAACAGTGCACGAAGCTGTTCAAGGCCCCGAACGATCTCGAGCTCGAAAAGGTGTACTGTCCGTATTTCCTGTATTCGAAGAAGCGGTACGCCGCGAAGATGTACGAAATGGGAAAAGATCGAACCGTAAAGTTCAAGAAGATTGACGTCAAGGGTCTCCAGGTCGTGAGGCGCGACAGCTGCCCGTTTGTTCGCGAGACGCTCAAAAAGCTCCTGGACATGATTCTCGAATCGAACGACCCGAGACCGGTCATAGACGCGGCGCGCGAGGCGGCCCGTGCCCTGATGGGGGGCAGTGTCCCTATCGAGAAGCTTCTGATGAGCAAACAGCTCGGGTCGGACTACAAGGTTGCCATGCCCCACGTGAACGTCCGGGACAAGATGCGACAGCGCGCCCCGGGCTCCGAGCCTCAACAGGGCGATCGAGTCTCTTTCGTGATCGCCAAGGGCTCCGGAAAAATGTGCGAAAAGGCTGAAGACCCGGGGTGGGTCCGTGAAAAGAACATTGCGCTCGATTATCACTACTATTTCACGAACCAGTTCAAAAAGCCCGTCCAGGATCTTCTCGAACCGATCGTCTCGGCCGACATGATATTCGACCGAAAATTCATGGTCAAGACCGAGAGCACGTCTGAGGTTGCGGCGCGCAAGGCGTTCCTGGCCCGGTTCGCCCGAGCGACCTAAAGTTTTCAGCCATCTAGTATATATGGAGCAAAGTCTCACTCATAAATTTTCGAAAATAGAGCAAGAGATTCTCGCTCATATAGACAACGAAGTCACGGTTCGTATCGGCCTGCGCATCAATGGCATTGCCGAAAAACTTTCGAAAATTTATGGCATTCCCACCGAGTCCCTGATCCAGAACATGGCCGAGGTCGAGGATCACTTTTGCAAGGGGGTCAAGAACGACAAGACCCGGTGTCTCAAGAAACCTCAATGTAACGGGTACTGTGGATTTCACCAGAAACAGATCCCACCACCACCGCCCGTGCGTCATGAGCGTGTCCCTTGTCCATGGGAAGAGACTTAAAAGCTAGGATCCAATTGTTAGTAATGAGTAAATCGAGTATACTCCTCTCGAGTCTGACGAAATTTTTTGAGATATCCGAGAACAAAGAAAAGCTCATAGACATTCTGAAACACAAGAATGGAATTTCTCTTCGGCGCATCGAATGGTTCGTCACAAATTATTCCAAGAATAAGCACGTCACGTACATCGGTCCGAACGGAAAGATGTTCACGGTCCACGTCGCGTACAAGTCGAGTCTCGATGGCTACTCGAAGAAACTTTTCGATCCATTCTGCCGGACCGAGCGCATAGAATTTTACGGAATGTCGACAACCATAGCCCAGCTTAATTTTTTAAAATGGGTCATACAAAATGGAATAATAGATCATATGCTCACGACGAAAAAGGGAGACCCGCAAAACCTCCCTGAAATTGAAGAAAATTGTAGCCATAGTAAAATACATACAGATTGTAGCCCTGCTGAACCTGGCTCGAGTATTTCGGGTCAAACGTAAGGGTCAGGGTCGTTGTCTGCGAATTGAGTTTTGAAAAATTAAGGTACCCCCCCTGGTTGTACTCCTTTGGTGTGAGCCCAAAGGAATACGAGTAGATATTTTTGGACGGTATCGATAAAGAATGGTCCATGGGTTGCTTGAATCCAAAGTACAGACCACCCGGAAGGATACTCGTGACGTCCATATTGTTCAGGGTCAGCTTGGCCGATGTTATGACATCGACAAAATTTGAATTTCCGGATGGAAAATTCAAAGGGACGGCCGTGTGGATGTACTGGGTCGTGTAGCCATAGCTGTACCGGGAGTCGTAGTAATTCTGGTTGGTCCCATTCTCATAATTTCTCTTCCGAAAGAACCATGCGATTGTCTGGACCGGGAACGCGGCCGTCAGGTTTATGACCGGCTGGTTCCCCGAGAATGCCAGGACCCCATCCTTCTTTATACTATTGACAACGTATCGAAGGGGAGTGTTCCGGTAGTACATTCTTTCATTATTTTCGAGTAGTATCTCTTCGGTCAAGATGACGGGGTTTGAGAAATCGACCGGGGTCGCCGAATCGGTCCACCACGTGTACGGTTGGAATGTGAAACGCAGGTACATGAGCTGATTTTTCATGGCACACGCCGGAAAATAGGGCTTGCGTAGTCGCTCACGGCCCGCGTTGTTCGCGGAATGTCTGCGACAGAAGAAAAACTCGAGCGGGATAGTAATCTCGCGGTTGATGCCCTGCATGGCCGCGGCCATTGTGTACTGCTCATCGGCGTCCAGAAACATTTGGTCCCGAATAATGTACCAGTCGTCGTAGAGCGTCTCGACGACCGTCTCATTGACCAGAAAGTCTATTTGCTTAATTATCGAACGGCCTATATTTGGCGCGAGGTTGACACCGTCCGGGAGGGTCACTCTGAGCCACATGTTCGATATGAGGTCCCCGATTTGGTTCGGGTACAGAACTACAGTGACGACCTTCCCCTGATACGTCGGATTCGGTCCGGGAAATGTCGTGGCCCGATGAAACATTATAGAATTCGTATGCTGCTTGAATGATGGATTCCAGTCGGAAGATTTCGGGTCGGTCGTCACAAAAAAGTCATCCTGGGGTCCCTTGGCAAAGAGGGCCATGAGCGCGGCCGAACTGAACCCCTGGTCCTTGATCTCTGTAAAATCGCGTGGTTCGTCCGGAAAAGACAGGTCGGTATTCAGGGCCCTGAATTTTGTGAAAAGTCCGGTCACAATGTTTGGATTTATTTTTATGGTTCCCTGGGTCGGTTCGGTCGTCGTAAATGTTCCGACGGTCGTCAGGTTCGAGCTGAAGACCGGGGATGTCGCGGTCGCTGATACGTAGACCCGGGTCGCATTGTTCGGGGCTGGAGTCGCGCTCGCGCCCAAGAATGAAGACACGGTCGGGAGGGGCTTTCCAAAACGGTCCGTCCCGGCATAGAGCCCAGTCCCAAAATCTTTCACAATGTATGTGTCGGTCAGGGGTGTCAAGTTCGAGACGGTCCACCCATCCCCGAATCCCGCGGGAACCTGCCCCGTGAAGATGAACTGGGGCACGTGCTCACGGACCGTGTAGTACCCAACTATGACGAATGAGATGGCCGGATTCACGACCGGGACAGTTCCGGGTGGATAAAGGGTGACAGAATTTGCATACCGGACCTCGTTGATGACCTGGTCCGTGTCGGACCTGAGTCTGAAAGACCAGTTGTACGGCTCGGACACGAGCGATGACACGGCGACGTTCCCGGCTAGATCACGTGATCCTATCGCAAGTGTCTGATTCTGTACATTTCCTGGATAGAATGTATTATTTTTAAAAAGGCCCATCTCTACTTTTCCTGTTACATTGCTCGATCCGGTCGTGATAATTTGACCTATGAGACCCGTGACATTCATGGCGGTCCACCCTGGTCCCACGTTCGATGTCCACGGGGTCGTCGCGTAGAATGTAACCTCTTGGGGTCCCGTCACTTTGAAAAATCCGGAAACATCAATGGGACTCATAATCACTGGGGGTCTCGGTGGAGGCACGACAGGGGGGGGTCCCGTCGAAGAGGTCGATGTCTTCTTCAGCGGACCGAACCCTAAAAAATCGAGAACACTCTTTTGTGTAAAATGTGCGACGCGTATAACGTCCTCCATCTATAGATCGTCCAGATTTTTCTCCCACATCTGGACCACACTCGTCGCCTTGAGCGTATCGCGCTCGCCCATACGGGCCTTGCACAGTGTCTGGAGCTTCTCAACCTCCTCGGCCGTGTACTGGTACGTCTTGATATCGAGGAGCCTGGGCCATATCGACTCGGCGTAGACCTCTTCCCGGAGTTGCCTGTGTATGTCATCGAGCGGCCGGTTGAAGACCTGGATGCGCCGAGAGACTGCGACATCCCTGATGAACCGGGCCTTTTCGCTCAGCCACTGAATCTCTGCGTCAATCTCCCTGAGCATGTCCGCCTTGCGATGTCGATAGACCTGGAGCCGGACCTGCGTGTAATCGACCAGAATGTCCTCTGGGCTCTCATATTTTTTGACCGCGCCATTCGGGCCGATCAGGTACATGTTGCTCGTGTGGATCGTCTTGGTCATGCCGAGCGTTTTGAGAGGGTCGGCCATCTCCCCGGCCCAGATTCGAAAGTCCGGATTCGTTTCGGTCGAATGATTCTCAAACTTCTGAATCGTCCCCTTCTCGACCAGGTCGTCCAGGTGCTCCTTGAAGTCCTGGATCCATTTTCCGGGCGGAAGTTCTGTGACCCGAATCTGTGACCCCTCGCGTTCGTACATGCCCTCGAGGACCCATGTATGTTCCTTCGTCTTGACGACCCGACCCTTGAATCCCCGAAAGTATGGAACCATGGGCGCCATCTCGACCTGCTTCAGTGCGCATCGAATGTTGTGCCGAATAACCTCCGGGTCGAATGGCGGAACGTAGCAGCTGAATCCGGTCCCGATACCTTCGGCCCCGTTCACGAGAATCATGGGCAGGATGGGGGCGTAATACTCGGGCTCAACTTTTTGACCATCATCCGTGACGTACCGAAGGACATTGTTGTCGGCCGGGTCAAAAATCTTGCGGGTCTGAGGGGCCAGACGCGTGAAAATGTACCTCGAGCTGGCCGCATCCTTTCCGCCCGCGAGCCGCGTGCCAAACTGGCCACTCGGGACGAGAAGGTTCAAATTGTTCGAACCGACGAAATTCTGGGCCAGGTTCACTATGGTTCCCTGGAGCGACGCCTCACCGTGATGGTACGCGGTCTGCTCAGCTACATATCCCGCGAGTTGGGCAACCTTCATGTCGCTCGCGAGGTTCTTCTTGAGGCACGCATAGATCACCTTGCGCTGACTTGGCTTGAGCCCGTCGACGCAGTGAGGAATCGAACGTTTAATGTCCTCGGCACTGAAATTTGCGAGGTCCCTATGGATGAATTCTGTCACGGTCAGGTCCTTAATGTGACCATACCTTACCCCCTTGGGAGGTTTGGCCATATGGGCCGTGAGCCACGTCTTGCGATCATCCGAGAGCGCCTTGGAAAATGCTAGGAGCATTGATTCATCCATCGTCCGATCGGCCCCGAACGCAACCGTGAGTCGATCAATCTGTCTAAAATACTCCTTGGCCTCTGTGCTCGTCGATGTCCCGAGACCCTTGTAGTACTTGACGGTGCCTGTCGTCGTGGACTGCCTGAACTCCTCCTCGCTAAAATACCAATCCTTCCCGGCCTTGATCACGGGTGTCACCATAGATACAACAAAACCGAGTTCTATGAGTTTCGGCCAGTACACGTGGAACATGTTCAGTACGAGACCCTTGATATGGCTCCCGTCCAGATCCGCGTCGGTCATGATCATGAGGCGGCCGTACCTGAGGTCCCGAACCGATGTGTAGACCTTGCCGTGCTGAAGTCCCAGAATCTTTTTGATGCTATTAAATTCTTCATTCTCGGTCACCTGGGCCAGCGTCGCGTCTCGCACGTTTCGGGGCTTCCCACGGAGCGGAAAGACACCGTAGGCGTTACGACCGACAACGCTCAGGCCGGCGATGGCCAGGGCCTTGGCCGAGTCGCCTTCGGTAATTATCAGGGTGCATTCATGACTCTTGTGGGACCCGGCCCAGTTCGCATCGTCGAGCTTGGGAATTCCGGTGATTCGGGTCTTTTTCGAACCGTCAGTCTTCTTGAGCTCCTTGTCGTTCCGGGCAGTGCCCATCGCCACAAGTTCGTCCAGGATTCCAGTCCCGAGCATGTCCTTGATGAATTTTGGCTTGAGATCGATAGTCTCGGTAATTCGGGACGTGCATTCCGCCTTGGTCTGGCTGCTAAATGTTGGGTTCACCACGACGGCCCGAACAAAGACTGTTAGGGTCGAACGAATCTGGAAGGGCTTGACCGTCACATTCTTATTGGCCATTATTGTGTCGCTCACGACCTTGACAACCTTTTCGACGTGGGTCCCACCCTTGGTCGTACAGATACCATTGACCCACGAAAACTGCTGGAATCCAGAACCCTTAGAATGGGCCACGACAATGTCGAAATTTTCGGTATGCATCTTCACGAGCGGAACATCTCCGACATGCATCCGTGCGTACTCCTCGAGCGACTGTACGGTCAGCTTCTGGCCGTTGAATTCGACCGTCGCCTTCGAGCACCACATGGCCGCATCCCATGTTCGCTTCTCGACGACCCGGGTCCAGTCATCCATGGATCCGAATCGGGCGGCGTCCGGACAGAATCCTATCCGAACACTCGGGCCGCGCGTGCATGCTTCGATTTTCGGGGGCTCGCAGACGCTCATGTTGTCGGTCCAGACCTGGTCATACATTTTCTTTCCGTCGCAGATTGTCACCCTGAACATTTTCGAAAAAACATTGGCCAACTTGGCTCCGTAGCCGTTGCGACCGCCCGTGACCCGCTGCTCTTCGTCATTATAGTTGGAGCTCGTCAGGAGGTGGCCGAAGATGAGCTCCGGGATCCAGATGGGTTGACCGTCCGGTCCCTTCTCGGTCGCGTGTTTTTGGATCGGGATGCTGACGCCATAATTTGTCACGGCCGTGTCGCTCCCGACCTCGACCGAGATTTTGCTGACCTTCTTGGGGTGCAGGGAGTACTGGTCGATCGCATTGACCAGGATCTCGTCAAATATTTTTACCAATGCAGGTGAAATAGTAACAGGACTATGTGTAAAACCGTCTGGGGCTCGAACCCACTGGGGGGTGGTCTCGGGTGCCAGAGTTCCGACATACGTATCGGGACGCTTGAGGACATGTTCAACATGCGTGAGCCTCGTGTAGCTCATTCGTTTATAGATGGGCGCGCGTTGTCTTTAGAGCGATGTGGATGTAGCGGTCTTTCCATATGTATACCCGGTGCAGTCAAGCGGAACGCCTCTGCTGCCCGAATACCATTTATTCACTACGCCCGGGTCACCTATATAATCGAGAGAACCGTTCCCTTTATAGGCCCAGATACCTCCAACATTATTCGTGCTACCCGTAAATTTAGTTGTCTGGCCTGAAACGATCGGTCCGGTCGATGTGTACCCGGCGGCCGATGATGTCGTGTTACAGAATATTTGTGTCCCGGACTTGATGTCGGCTGTCCCCGCAGTTGTCAACCCGGCACAGTCTATAATTGTCAGAGGAGAACTCCCGGACGATAGGAAAGCCGGATCGTATGAATTGGCCGCGGCCATGCTATTATAGTTTTGAAGCCTATTGTTACCTAGATACCCCTTTGCATTACATCCCCGGGTGCCACCATCACAGTCAGTGGTCGATTTTCCATCTGGGTCGTTCGCATTGCAAAAAAATATTTTACCTACGGGAAATTCAGATGCCGCTGTGGAAGTGCTCGTGCTGGGCGTGCTCGTGCTGGGCGTGCTCGTGCTGGGCGTGCTCGTGCTGGACGTGCTCGATGTCGAACTGGTCGATGAGCAGCTGTTCCCGAACCCTAGGGAACACGTCCAACCCTCGTACCATGAAAAGGCGAATGCCGCCAGGCAGCAGACACATGCCACCATGATAAGAATGATCATCGATGAGTCGCCCGCCATACCATTACTCACTTTTTTTTGTAATGTACCATGCGACGGCCGCTGCGACCACTGTCCATCCGACGAGGTGATCCATCGTGTCCATGTCTTTAATCTGTTCGGGTGGCAATTTATTAAATTCATTCTTGTACCCGGGCGGCTTGAATGGGAGCCAGATGTACCGACCGAATGGGACGAGCGTCGGCTTCAATTTGTCTTGGCAATTGTATGAATAGTCGTACCACGCGAGCGCAATGTACGGGGACCAAATCAGAAACGCGAGGACCCATGGATTCTTATGGGGGAGGAACCAGTACCCCCCCGCAAGAATCAATGTAAAAATTATACACTTCCAGTTGAATGCGAACGGGTGTCCAGAGAATAGACCGCCCGCCATTTTACTTATATTTTAGGAATATTATAATTAGTATCAGGGCGATCAGTCCGGCCACGACCGGGACGTACGGAAATTCCGGGGGAGGCCGGGCGGCCATCTCGAACTCCATGAGCTTGTTCCCGATCCAGAATATCAGGGCCTCATCCTTGGTAAATGTAGGCTTTCCGAGTTTTTCGTTGACAACGTTGTGGGCCATGACCGACCAGTCGAACATGTTCTCGGGATCATCGGGAACCGGAAATTCATTGAGGACCTGGGCGAAATGATGGCGACACGCGGGGCATGGCAGTACGTACTGATAAAGGTTTATAAAGTCCTGGACCTTTCCTGGGTTGTCCGGGTTGAAGCATGCAAGATGCAAGGCCCCCCAGAAACTAGGACCGAATATTCTTGGATCGAGACCCATCTGATATTATTTGAGAGAATATTTCCAGATAAATCCGGCCGAAGTTTTAATGCGTCCTTTTAGTGCAAAGCATATACCAGAGCGCTGATACCCTAGTTCGGTCGAGGCATCGGCTGTCGACCCAAAAGACTTTATAAAATTTCCTTCACGATCAAACTGATCTATTGGAATGGCCTTTTTGGAATCTTTACCAATGGGCATTTTATGACCTTTCTGGGCTTCGCTCATCTTCCGACGAGTCTCATCGGACTTTGGAACTCCTTTCATAGTTTCACTCCTTTTCTTCCTTGATTCTTCAGAAATTTCACGGCCCTTGAGGGCGTCAGACAATTTTTGTTTGGTTTCATCGGAACAGGGCTTTCCAAAGTTTGGGTTATTTTTTCCAGACATTTTCTCCTTAAATTGTATTCGACGTTCTTCAGTCCATGGTACTCCTGTATGACCGAGACCTCCAGGGGCCGCATTATACGCGGGCTTGAGCGTGGAAATGTGATACGGTTCTCTTTCATTCATCCATTTTTTTGCAGCATCTTTTGTTTCAAAATCCATTGTCTCCATGTCTTCTATTATAAACATTTCTATTCCATACTTTCTCATTGCTCTATAAAGTGGCCCGTCCACATTTCCTCGTTTTGCCTCACATTTATGATTAGTAAAACGTTGGGCCAGTGTTTTATATGTTTGTCCTATATAAAAGTTTTTATTTTCTATATTTTCAATTCTGTAAATTCTTCCGGTGTATACCATATAATAAGTAAGTATTATTGTTTTTAAGTGACGAGATTTTAGAAACCTCCTCGCAGCCTCAAAACGAGATGGATACACGCTTCCTTATTTATCGAGTAATCAGCGAGCGTCCTGTCATCCTCGAGCTGCTTGCCCGCAAAGATCAGGCGCTGCTGATCGGGCGGAATGCCTTCACGATCTTGAATTTTAGCTTTTACATTTTCGATAGTATCGGACGACTCGACCTCGAGCGTGATCGTCTTCCCCGTGAGCGTCTTTACGAAGATCTGCATTCTAGGTACTATACGTGAGTATTTTTTAAGAGAAAAATTTCCTGATTTCTTGCAAAATGGTGGGGAAGAACAAAACGATCGTCAATCTGGCTTATGCCCGCTATGCGCTGCATCATGTTCACGTTTTCGGCACATCCGAGACCATGTTTTTCTCCGAATCGAATTATTTCATCGGCCGTCGCATCTTTCGATGGCGTTTCAAATAGTCTGAACGGATTGAAACAATCCGTACAGTGTCCAGTTCTTTCTGATACAAGACGTACAGCATCCGTTAGGTTTCTTTTCTGCTCATCCGTCAAACTCCTGCGAACAACATAATGGACGCCTTCATAATTTTTTATAAATTCAGGGACTGAATCTATAAAATGTTTATTCGCATCTTGATGCTTTTTATTATACCTAACATCTGCAACCTTGATATCTCCGTCACTGTCCCTAAAAACTTGTCCAACATGACCGTATATTGATTGAGTATACAAGAGAGATGAAATATGATACATGAAAAGTTCGGCCCAGTCTGCAGCCTGACCACCCGCACCACCCCTACACACGATTATCACGTCACCCTCGTCTATATCATCGACCCCGATCGATGGATATATCCTAGCTTGAAGAAATTCCTTTAAAAATAAAGAAATCAAATATTCTGTTAAAATTATAATAATTGTAATTTCCCATCCAGCAAAAAATAATCTTGAAATTATAATAGTCCAAAAAATTAAATGCATTGAAATGCCGTTAAGTTTTATAGATTCTATAGTGATCGGAAATGGAATCTGACCTATCGGTAAACAATCTTTCATTAATGTAGATGATGAAATTAACTCTTGACCCGCTTGGCATCGCGCCTGTTCCGATTGACCTGATTCATGTTTTTCACGTATTGCCTGAGTACCTTTAGATTTTCTGGTTTTAGATTGAGTTTTCGAGCCTTGAGCCACTCGGCCCGAGCCTTGGCCGTCTTGAGAGCATTTATACTTTTCAAATAATTTGAAAAAACGGGGCTCTTGGTCTTGATGGGGCTCGGTGATTTGTGCCGGGAGATGTAATTCCGGACCGTGTTGCGATTATTCTTGGTCAATTTTGACCAGTAATTATTGAATTTTGATTCGACATTCTTGCGGCGCGTGGTCCGTGGACTGTTCACGGGGATCGGAGTCGGCTTATTTGGGAGAAGGACACCCTTGTCCCTGAAGTGAGCCAGGACCTTGCGTTGATGGACCGGGAGTACCTGCCAGACTCTAGAATAAATAGCCTGTCTCTCGTATTTACGCGTAGCCTTTTTCATTTGATTTTTT